TCATCTCAATTCAAAACTTAAATTTGCATGACGAGGGTACTGTACAACGCGCTCCCCTTCAGGACACTTGTACTTGATCGTCGCCAGCAAAGTGGCTTTGCCGTTAGTAACCTTCTCCTTGCCTACCATCGTAAGTTCGTAGGTGAACGTATCAATCTCTGGCCCGGCTGGGCCGCTAAACTTACTTGCGGTGGTGGTTGCCTCATGCACCATACCAGCCGCATCACGGATGCTTGGCGTAAAACTCTCGACAGAACAGTCGTCCCGCTTCTTTATTCTTGCAACCGTGACGTTGATGGGCTTGCCAGCTTCTGCCACAATCTTAAAGTTTTCAGGCGACCACTCAATGATTGCGCGGTCAAACCAACCAAACTTGTCGGCAAGCGTGTAACTACCGCCTAAAGCGGCAACGGTAGCGGCAACGGCTCCAATTGCTTTGGTAATGTCAACCATTTCATCCCCAAATCCAAACAAGGGTGAACGTTCCCCAGATTATAAAAATAACCAAAAAGGCCGCAACGATGAACGCTTCGACCCAGTCCCACATGGTCAGGCAGGAGCGCTAGGCTCTTCTGGAGGGGCTTCAGGGGCGGCAAACGAGCCGTCCTCTTGCCTGACCCAGTTGACTTGCACCTCATCTTCGACCGTTTGGCACTGGGCCAAAATGCTTGGGTGGAAACATTGGTCAATTGTAAAACCCTCAACAGGTACAAGAATCTCTGCGACTACGTTATTTTGAATTCGTGCTGTTTTCATTTTTACCACTCCACAATAACCATACCACCGCCAGCAGGGTAAGCGGTGGACGCACCTGCGCCGCCACCGGGGTAGCCGCCGCCTGAACTATTGCCACCACCACCACCGCCGTTTATGCCATTCTGTTGTGGGCCACCGCCACCGCCAGTGCCAATGAAATCTATTGAAAATCCACCTTGCATTCCAGATGTTGGCATTGGTGGGCTTCCGTTTGTGAAGTAAGTGCCACCACCTGAACCCATAATGCCATTGCCGCCAGTAAAGCTAGCGTTACTTCCTGACCCGCCACCTGACGCGCCAGTTCTTCCGTTGTCACTAGCGGTGATAGCGCTTTTTCCGCCATTCCCAAAAAGGTTGCCAACGCCACCACCAGCGACTGCCTGATAGCCTTCGCCGCCAGAAGTGTTTATATCGCCACCTACGCCAACGCCACCAGACACTACCTGCGCACTAGACGCAGAGCCTCCGCCTGTCGCAGAGCAGTACAAGCCGAACGAGGAAGTCCCCCCAGTAGAACTGTTGCCCAAACCAGCGGAGCCAACGGTTACGGCAATAGATGTCACTCCCGTCAATTCGTATATGGCACGCATTGTGAAGCCGCCACCTCCACCTCCAGCGCCGCCGCCGCCACCAAAACAACGGGCGCGAACTTTAGCAACGCCCGGTGGTACATACCATGTGCCCGAGTAAGGGAAGATTTGAACCTGTCCAGTGCCAAAGACACCAGAGAGGGGGTTGGACGCCTGAGATTGAATAGGAACAGCCATTATGAATTTCCTTGTAAATTGACGCTTCGTCCGTTGAAGGTTCCTTTGACGCCATTCACCGCCGCGCCAGTGCTGTCAAAAGCGCCAGTTGCCGTGCTTGTGTATGACGCTCCTAACAAAACCTGTCCGTTGTTTGCCAGCTGGCCTGTGGAGCCTGCTGTTGCGCCTGTAATGGCAACCCCAGCAAAAACGCCTGCGATGTTTGAAGAAGTAGTTGTTGGCGCAATTGGCGTCAACGCCGAAGGAGTTACGCCCGCGACGATGGGGTACGAATTTGAAACGCTAGTGCCGTTGATAATCAGGAAAGTTGGGAAACGGCTTGTGTTTAAAAAAGTAAGGACGCAGTTATTTCCCACTCCAGAAGTGACTCGGGGTTGGGCCGCAAGGCCGTACGAACCACTCACGCTGTATCCATTGTTTGAGAACATGGGGACGTTGCTAGTGCCAGTTATTTGGTATGGCAGTTGCTGACCACTGCTGAACGTCATTTGTGCTGGCAGGCAGGCAATACCTATTTGCGTGCTGTCGTATGCCGTTGCTATAACTACATTGCCGTTGCCAGTCAAACCTATGCCCATCATAGGGTTCGAAATTGGGCCGTTTGTTGAACCCAAAGGCCAAGAGCTCAATGCGGCGGTTGACCCAACGGTTGCAGCTCCACTGTCTGTGAACATAAAATAATCAGGGTATCCAGACTCATAGCTTGTATAAATATACATACCAGACTCAGTAGCACACAGTTGCGGACTTTGAATGGCCGCACTCATGCTAAATGACACTACAGCCGAACTTGTCCATGTGTTTGGCGCTGTTGGAACAAAGGTTTGAGAGTACCCCGGTCCCCCGCTGCTATACCACCCGCAAACAGCAAATCCACCGTGATTGTTTCCTGCGGCAGTAAGAGATTGCGCGAGGGAAGTAGTGGTAATTTGACTTAAAAGCGTTAACGATGAGTCATATACTCTTGCATATACGAGGCTACTGCCGTCCACGCTATAAACAAACACAAAATTGTTGTCTGTCATGCCAGAAATGTCAAAAACCAAGCTTGTGGAGTAACCTGTAATGGTGACGTTGACGCTGGATGTAGGCGAATAACCAGAACTAAAAACTTGCAAAGTAGCAACGGTGTTACTTGTTGAGGTATATGCCACAACAAATCCGCCACCAGACAGCGCCCCAACTCTTACAGAAAAATCTGTACCGTTACCAGAAGTTGAAACAGTTGCGGTGGTTATCAATAAACCTGTTGGCGAATATACGCTTGCGTAAACCGGGTAAGGTGCACTGGAAGATTTCCATGCCACAACAAAGTTACCATTTGGCAACGTGCAACTAGCAATCGAATTAGCACTTGAACCAGAAACAACTGTAGGCCCAGATACCGTAGATGGAGTATTTGTGACCACTGTTGCCGAGTTGACTGTTGAATAAAACGACAACGAGTTAGGATTAACTGTAGACGGAATGAACGCCCCGGCAGGCTGACCCGTAACAACGACTGAAGGGCCAGTTGTAGAAGAAACTGGCTGAATCGCATAGTTTGAAGTGCTTATTTTGCAAAACACTTGATTTACAGGTTTCTGTTGATTGGTTGCCGAAACCCAATACGCATTGACAAAACCGCCAGATTCAATCAAAGTAATTTTGCTGTACCTACCCGCAAAACCACCAGTCACCTGAATAGGTATTGCGCCAGTGACGTTTGAGCCGCTCACACTAACCCCAGAAGAGTTATAGAACGCATACTGCATATTCCCATAACCATCTGAAAAATACATAATAAAATTGCCAGAACTAAGGCATTGGAGGCTTAAATAACCGCCCGCATAGTTGGTCTGGTAAAAGCTGTTTGCTATAGGAATCGCAATATTCTCTGCGCCCATCGTATTGCTTAGTGGCAAAAAACGGAATGCTGGGTATCCATATGTTCCGTTGCTTGAGTAATAACCAATAACAATTGTTGTTCCATCAGCCTGCACAGAGGCGTCTGGGTTTCCAGCGCCTTGAGCGCTTGAGGATATACCAGAGGGAGTTGTAAATTGGGTTATGCCAATAATTGCCGCCCCTGCCGAGTTGTAAAGCCTGTAGTAGTAGGTTGTGGTGTTAAATCGGTCGCAAACAAACAGGGAACTGTCGCTCCTTGATGTGAAAGCAAACGAATTTTCAACAGCAGCTGCAATTATTCCAGTGGCAATAGTTGCGTATGCACCAACACCAGTAGCGTTGTATGCACGCAAAAATATCTGACTTGATGTATTTTTTGCGGCAATAGCGAAGCCGCCGTTTGCCAGACTCGTCATCTCGATAGGAACGTAAGACGCACCGAGGGAGAACGAGGTGTCCTGCGTAGCCGCTGTGACAACGGTTCCGCTATTGTCGTAAATTGCATAGTTGACGGAGTTTGCTGTTCCGCCAGTGTTGTTTATCCAACCTACAGCAAATCCGCCACCAATCAAAGCGACAACAGAAACAGCAGAGTAGCTGGCATTTGTAAATGTTGCAGAAACAGATGTTGGCGCGACCACAACAGTGTTAGTTGAGTCAACAATTCTAAAATAGACTTGGTTTGGAGTTGATGGCGATTGGGTGTAATTTGTCCAAACCTGAACAATATTACCGTCGGTCAAAACAGCCGCAAACTTCCGAGATGTCCCGCCAGAAATTCCAGTTTGCATCTGAGCAAATGAAAATGCTGGAGAAATAATTCCGCCTACCCCGTTAGGATTGATTGCGGCTGGAAGCGCAAAATTAAAATTTACAGTGCTAGGCGGCGTCAAATTGGCAGGATTCTTGTAGTCGCCATTTTGAAAGTACACAGGGTCGCCAGCATTAAAGCCAGTGGCTGTGTAGACCTCAGTAACGCTTGCTGTGCCTGAGTTGTTTGGAAGCTGTTGAATAGAACGTGACATTTTTAACCCTCGTATCCGTAGACGTTGACATTTACACCAGCGACAGTGGCATAAGCAACTACCAATTTGCCAGCAGTAGCGACCAAGCCGCCCCGCTCCAAAACACTGTTTGGCGGAATCACGGTCTCAAACTCCAAGTATTCAGCCGCTGTTGGTGTTGATGTTGCGGCAATTGCCAAGTTGACAGCAACAGGAAAACCGCTCGTGTTGTTCATCGAGACATTGAACACAGACGGAGTTACTGCAACCGTGTATACGGTGGTGTTTGTTGCGGCGGCGAGTGACGCCTGACCTAGTGTGCCTGATGCCATGTTCGTTCCTTAAAATTGGGCCATGAAATATGTTTTGGCGGTTGTTGGACCTGTGACTGGCAAATCATTCCAACTAGGGGCTGCGCCAGCATTTGCCGTCAATACCTGTCCGGTCGTACCGTTGGTCAAATACGCAGTTGTACCTACTGAGGACTGATACACCACCGTATACGCACCGCCACCAGCTAAGTTTGAAGCCGTTGTAGCAGCAGGGCCTGCGCCCCACACAAGGTTTGTACCATCCCAAAGCAAAGCATTACCAGCGGTTACTGGGGCAGCTACAAAGCCTGTGGTGTTTAAACCTGTTTGGTATGCAACTCGATTAGCTGCACCGCCAGCAATGTTAGTTGCTGTGCCCACCGACAAGGTAGACTGCGCCACATACTGAGGGGCTGTAGCACCGGCAGTAAGTACTTGGTTTGTTGCACCAAGGGGGAGGAATGTGGTTGTGCTGGCCGCGCTCTGATAGGGCAGTGAACCTGTTGCGCCACCAGAAAGGTTAGTCACTGGAATTGTAGAAGGGGCCACCCAAGTCATTGCTGAACCTGTAGAGGACAGCAGGTATGTATTAGCGCCAACAGCGTTTAAGCCCGTACCGCCGGAAGTAATAGGCAACGCAGTACCCAGATCCAGTGTGGGCAGGTAGTCCATCGCCACGCCAACGTCTGTACCATTGTTATAGAGCCAAGCTTTCTTGCCGTTGGGAACACTCACACCGGTCTGGCCAGCAACCTTAACGGTAACTGCAAAGCCACCAACCGAGTTGTTGAATACCAGATATGGTTTGAAAATAGCTGGTACGTTAATTGTGCCCGGAGCAGACAACGTAGCCGTAACGTTCAAAACAAACGCGCGAGCAACTTGGTATGCAGGATCATCAATCAGTGTGTATGTGGCAACGTTGGCGGTGAAGTCGCCCGTAGCGCAAACAGCTGTACCAACAATCGCTTGCTCCAAACCGGATGCAGCCGAGCTTGTGCTACCAAGGTTAGAGTTGGTAATAGAACCCCACACACCCGACTTATCGCCGGTGGTCATCAGTTCTATTTTTAGATTGGCACTGTATAAACTTGGCATGATCTACCTTTAATACGAACTGCGGATCAACGCTGTTGTTGATGTGTTGGCAGGCATCGTGATCGTGAAGTTGGATGACGTCTTGTCGCTTCCAAAGTCTAGCACGGCAATGGATTTATTACCTTGCGTTTCGTTATAGATCAATGCACACCGCGCTGTGATTGTGCCAGTCCACGAGATGTTTGGGAAGCCCACATACGCAGTATAGTCAGATGAAGACGAAGAAACTGTAATAGGCGTGAGTTGTGCACCGCCTGCAGCGTACGGAGACGCCCCCGTTGTAGCTGGCACTTCGTTTGCGGAAGAGTACACAGTTGTGTCGGCATTCAAATTTGCGTCTGCCGTGTACAAAGCGATCTTGATAACGTCTGTAGTCAGGTCGTGAATACCTTGATACAGCTCCGCCTTGAAGCTCGTTGTTTGGGTTTGAACAATACTCATGAGACGGGTATCCTTGGCTCACGACGATAAGTGTCGGTTTGCTGTTTGCCCTCACCCAAGTTCTTCAGAAGCGCCAATGCCTCCATGTACTTCTGGTTGTACATAGCCGTCATGTCCTGCTCACCCTTCATGTAGGTGTTAGCCTCAACCAAAGTGCCGTACAGCAGCACAGAGCTGAAGTTTTCGCTTAGCCATGTTGTCGTTGCAGTGACAATGGACTCAGGCATGTAGAAGTAACTTAAGTTGGTGGTCAGCGCAGCGCTGGGCGTAGGTCCCAGAATGAACTGCAACTGCGTCACAGGTGTGGCAGGGCCATTGATTGCGTAGTACTTTGGCGTGCCAGTAGTGGCTGGATTGGGGTACGCCTCCTGCATGAACGCAGGGTCTTTGTTAAGCAAGTAAATGTAGTTGCCACTTGCATCAATCACGGCAAACGAATACACGGACAGCAAGTCTGTTGGCGCATTAAACGTATTCACGCTTGGCGTTAAAGCCGTAGTCGAGGTCTTACGTAAATTGGCCAGCTGCACCGAGTTGTAGATGCGCTGCTCCGCCTGCTGAATCATGGTGTTCATGTCAGTAGTGTCGAAGGTGTTCTGCGTGTAATCAGATACCGCAGTCACCAATTGGGAGTAAGTCAGCGCACCTAGTGTTGCCATATAAACCTCAAGCCATTGGGCCGCGAGCCATCACCCCTTTGGTAGCTGCGCCAGTACCACGGATTTTAATACCGGTTTCTTTTACAGACTCTTTGCCTTGTGAGTTGTTGTACATGCCAACACTCATACGTGGCTGCATAGCGGCCAGCGTCTCCAGACCAGAATCTTTACCGGGCGTTGTGGAAGCCCTAACGGTTTTGCCGCTCATTGTGTGCGGCTTTGCGTAAGCTGAAGCGGGAAGATTGTTAACTTTAGCCATGATTAGCCTCCGCGTTGGTTGTTCACACGCGCCATGTTGCGGCCAACCGCTTTCATCGCTTCGCTCTTAACGCCCAAAGATTTCTTGCCACCCTTGTCAGTCCCTTTGGTGGGGCCGCTGTTGGGGAAAACTTGAACGTCTGTCTTACCGCGTTTAGCGACGCCGTCCGCTGCTTTTGTGTATGCCATGATTAGCTCCTTAAGATACCGTTACTGTACCAACATTTGCTCTAGCCACCAAGTAGTTTGGTGTTAAAGCTGCATCAAAACTGCTGGCACCCCCAACTGGATTCCAGCCCCACTGAATATCACGACTGCCGCCTGTGGGATCGCCCCCTGCATTTGGCCCTGCAGTCACATAAGTTGTGTCTCTACGCGGGTTGCGTACAGCCTGCGGGTCATCCACCGGATACATACCCAACTGCAACTGCGGTTGATCGGGGTCCCAGCAAGTGTCGCACACCAACAGGTTGTACGTCTTGGTCTTGATGACCTCTTTGCGCAGTGCCGTTAATTTGAACTGGAAGCCACAGCGATCGCATATCGCGATACTGTTCTTACCAGAAGCAAATCTGTTGCCCATTATGTACCACTACCAATAAACATTTGACGAGGAACAAACCGCACAGATGCCTTCTCGCGGTCTTCCGTAGATGCCAACTCCCAAGCCTCATCGTACTGTTGTTTCAGCACGGGCAAACGCTCCGCACCACCGGGAACCTTAAGCGCCAAGTAGTAAGCCAAACCTGCAACCATGCAGGGTAAGAACCGGAACGGCACGTCCATCGTGTTCACGCCATTACCCGCATCATCAATGCGGCGCAAGCGCCAATATACAAATGTATAAGTCTGTGAGTTGTCCGGCACAGGCCAAACGGTAATCGTAGGGATTTCCTGACGGCGCTCAATCCACACCTGAATAGGTCTGGCTTGCTGTAATTTGTTTGGAATGGTTGCGTAAGTAGAAACACTGATACGCGTGATGGTCAAGTCCGCTTGAGTCGAGGCGCTCCCCGCGCCCGTGCGTATGACGTGCTCCATCAAGTCCACAGTGTCCGCAGGCAGGTTGTATGTGGCCGTACCGGGAACAAGAGGAATCGTCCCCTGCTCAAACGTCCACATGTTCAAACCACGGTTAGCCCAGTCAGCAAATAGAAGATTCAAACTTCGTCTTGCAGTGCGCAGGTCGTAGCCCGTGCGCATCTCAGAACCAGCGCGTTCAAACGCTTCCTCAACAACTTCCGTGAGGTCAAGATTAAATGCAGTGGTTCCAGAGACGGCCATTATTTCCTCGCAGTCTTAGCGGAATCAATAAACGCTTGGGCAGTGGGAGCACCCTTCTGTCCGGGCTTACGCATCTTTTCTTTAGACCCAGCGGCTATGCGTTTTTTCTTTGCGTGGATGTTGGCATACAAGCCAACAGGCCCACCCTCTTTGTACTGGGTAAAGTCAGTGTCATCCCTTCGGGCAGTCTTCTTACCCTTGGGCATTTTAGAGGGGGAGATGTCCCCCATCCCACGGCTAGCCATCATGGTTTAGCACATCTTTCCACGGGTCTTGCCTTTAATGGCAATACCGTCTGCACGTTTAGAAGCAGTCATACCGCCTTTGGCGTAGCCCATGTCGCTAATTTTCTTACGATCTTTAGCGTCTTTAGCGTCTTGTTTGGCTTCTTGAACTGCATCGAAATTAGCTGGTTTTTTAACACCGCGCGACTCACGCTTCATTTCAGCAGCGGCTTCGCTTTTGTCCTGCTCTCTTTGTTTTGTAAGTTTGTAGTCGGCATAACCAGCCGCACCACTCCCCGCTAACAAAGCTGGCCCTGCATTGTTTTCAAGAGCTTTAAAAACTTTGCCGCTTCCGCCACGACCTTCGTCGTACTCGTTAACGCTACGTTTCATGGTGCGTCCTTAACAGGCTTTGCCGCCCATGTTCATCTTAACCATTGAGCCTTTGGTTTTACCTTTTGAAGCAACACCGTCAGCACGACTAGAGGCAGAGCCGCCAGCTTTTAAACCCGCGTGGGCTTTGGAAGCGGGTTTACCGGCATGTTTTGCCAATGCAGCGGGCATACCGCCACCAGCCATTTTGCTAGTGCCTTTTTTCTTAGCCATCATTGCCATGAAGCCAGCATTCATTTTAGAAGCCATAGTATCACCACCTTTTGAAAATTTGCGGCCCTTGTCCGCAGTTGTAAAATCCTTGCCCACAGATTGCGGGACTCCTACTTTCTTAGCAAACGCTGGGTTGTTAGCCACCGCCGCCATGAAATTGTGTTGCTTCTTACTCGTCGACGGCATCTTTAGCCTTAGTACGTTTAGTTATTTCACGAACAGTATCAGACTCCCAGATACGAAGACCA